CCGCAGACAGAAGCGGGCTGTATTTGCAGAGCACAATCAAGTCGTCCGTGGCGAGCACCGACTGAGCGGCCTGACAGCCCCCTGTGGCGTCACGCTCGCGGGCCAGTCTATGTCGTGATCATCAAATCAGGGTGCTCAGCGTCGCAAGGCCGGTCCACAGCGCGCCGGTCTCCGGGCGGGTGTATCGCTCGATCACCCGCCCAGTATCGAGTTTCTTTTGGAGAGCGACCAGCGGACAGGCCTTCCCGCGCCTCACAAATACGCCCGATAGCATCCGGCTGCATGAGTGAGCAGCAGGGCATCGTCGTCAGTCCACGGCTGCTGTGGGCGATGCTGTCCGTGGCAGCGATAGTCGCCGGCAGTCTCGGGCCTTGGGTCACTGTCGGCCCGTTCTCAGCGGGCGGCACCAACGACGGGGGTGATGGCATCTTCACCCTGATCCTCGGCATTCTCGCGTTCGGCTTGGTCATCGCCGAGCGCTCCCGCCCTGCCGTCGCGGCAGTCGCGGGTGCGGCCCTCGCCATCGGCGTCGTTGACACGAGCGCCGTGCTGCGGTTGGACGGAAATGAGCTGTTCTCCGTCAACCCTGGGTGGGGCCTCATCGTCCTCAACCTCGGTGCGGCAAGCCTGCTTGTCTGGGGCGTCCTCGAGATTGTTCAAGGGAAGGCATCGCGGCGCGGCATCGTCCTGGTATCAGGGACGGTCGCGATGGTCGCGATCGTGGCGACCGCGGCCATCCTCGCCGCCAGCGGTCGTTTTGAAGATCCCAATGACTCGGAGCAGCCCGTCGCGCAACTACAAGACAGTGAGGACACCGAGGAACAGCCTACTTTCGATAGTCCGTCTGACGATGATGCTCCGGTCGAAGAGCCACCATCAGAGCCCTTTAGTGAACCTAGTCCGGAAAGCGATCCGGCGGCTCCGGAGGACGATCGTTCTCCCACGCAGGACAAAACCAAGTCATGCGGCAACCTGACCGTCACCGCCGACTCCATCACGTGTGGGTTTGCCAACAACGTCTTCTATGAGTACTGGGTTGCTTCGGATGGTGGGAGCAGTCATGCCGCGAACATCTCCGCGTATAGCGACGCACTAGGCCGATACCTCGAGCTTGCGTGCAACGTAGGAAAGGCCGTGTCGTGCGTCACGGATGCGGACGGCCACGTGAGCATCCCCCGGGGCGCGCTTGACGACTACAGCCAAGCCGACGCCGACGACTACGCGGCTTCTAACACCGTCAGCAGGTAAACCCGTGGCGGCCTACGTGGCAGTCGTGACAGAGGCTGCGACAGTTGGTCGGCCGGTCGGTTCCGCCATCGGCGAGCGGCAGGACGTGGTCAACCTCCGTGGCCGGCTGGCCGCACATGCGGCAGCGATACGCGTCCAGCCGGAGGATCTGCCCCCGGAGCTTCCGCCACGAGCGCGTCGAGCCGTTGCGGAGCGTGTGCGCTGGGCACCGCGAGCCGCTCGTCGGCGCTCCGCAGGTGAGGCAGGGCTTCAGAGCCATCCGACGAGCCGCGCGGGTGCCGGCGGGGGCTGCTCGGCGCGCTCCAGGGCCATGCAGAGGGCGATGATCGCGTCGTTATTGGTCCGTGGGTTCGGCTTGTCGATGCGCCAGCCTCGGCGCGAGTGCTTCGCGATCGTGTTCGCCGCATGCTGCGCCAGCTCGGGATTGTCGGGAAGGGTGAGCCGGTGTTCGACGATCGCGGCGTGCAGGCGAGCTGACGCCGGGACCATCCGCACGTCCGTCTGCGGGAACTCGACGCAGAGCACGCGCCGGCGCTGGAGTTCCTGCGCGGCCTGCCCGAACCTCCACGGGTCATAGACGACCTCGCGCACGTTGAACTGGCCGGCCAGCTCGCGGACCTGCTCGACGCACTCCAAGACGCCGCCGTCGCCGTGGTAGATCGCGACGCCGACGTGCAAGCCGGCGTTGATCCAGACGACGGCCGAGGCTGAGCGTTCACCGCCGACGTCGACGCCGATCCAGACGGGTTCGCCGTCCTCGAAGACGGGTTCGCCGACGCATGCCTGCCACGCGCCGGCTGGGAGCCACGAGGACTCACCGATGCCCCAGCGGCAGGCGTGGAACTGCGCGAACGCGGCTTCGGGTACTGCGGCGCGCTGGCGGCGCAGGTCGGCGACGGTGATCCACGATGCCGGGTTCGCGCGCTTGACGGCGCGCATGTCGTCGAGATCGTCCTCGTCGGCGAGTGACCATTCGAGCCAATGGGGGTCACCGGCCGCCTCGATGATCGGGCCGGTGCGCTTGACGCTGGGCTGCGCGAGCGAGCGTGCGCGCATCCTGCCGAGAGGCGAGTCGAGCTGCGCTGCAGCGGTCGAGATCGCGAGCAGCTTGCAGTCGGAGCGCTTGACGAGCCCGGTCGTCATCGCTTCCAGCAGGCCGGCGTCAGGCCAGGACCAAACCTCGTCGGCGATGTAGAGCGTGCTGGAGAGGCCGTGGACGCGCGGCCCGTCGGACGGCACGACACGCAGCAGGCCGTCACCCTCCGGGTTGCGTAGCTCGAGGTGACGGATCACGAGCTGGCCGTCAAGCGCCGGATGCTGCGCGAAGCCTCTCATCCGTTCGAAGGCGATCCGCGCCTGATCGCGGCTGGCAGCGCCGATCGTGACCATCGCGCCGTCGACGGTCAGCAGGTGATGCAAGCCGATCAGCGCCGCCGTCGTGGTCTTCGCGTTGCCTCTGGGCAGGATCGCTGCGACCTCTCGCGCCTTGCCGAAGTACGCCCGTGCGATCCGGCGTTGGAACGGCGCGAGCGGATCGTCGATCAGCGTGCAGAACGCGATCAGTCCGGCCAGACCGGGTTGCGTCAGAGTGATTGTCGGCACAACGACCTACTATATGTCTATGTCACCTAGCTGGTTAAAGCGAGGCGCACCGTGGGCGCTCGGCGTGATTGAGGACCGCGAGGTTCCGCCGCCGCCCGTCTTGCCGCCGCCGCTGACACCCGTCGCGCAGTCGATGTTCCCGACGACCAATGTCGGCGTCCCGATCGTGTCGCCGGCCAACGCGCTCGCCGTGGCCGATGTATTCGCGGCCGTGCGCTGCTTGAGCGACGCTGCAGCGTCGATCCCGCTCATTCCCTACCGCGAGACCGCCGATGGCCGTACGCGCCACGAGGGGCGCCTATCCGACCTCCTGCGCCGGCCCGCGCCAGGTTCGACGCAAGCAAATCTGATCGGGAGCGCGATGTGCCATCTCAACCTTTTCGGGAACTGCTTCATCGGCAAGTTCCGCGACGCCGAGGGTCGTGTCGAGCAGCTCGCGCTCTTGCATCCGGATCGCGTCGGCGTCGAGCTGCGCGACGGTCGTCTCGTCTACACCGTGAACGATGGCTTCGGCCGACAGTCTGAGCACGGCGTCGAGGACATCGTGCACATCCGTGGACTGTCGACGGACGGCCTTGTCGGCGTGAGCCCGGTTCGCCAGTGCCGCGTCGCGATGGACTTGAGCGCTTCGCTGGCCGCGCACGCCAACCACTTCTTCCAGAACGGAGCCCGGCCGACCGGCATCCTGCGCGCCCCGCCGTTCCCCGATCAGGCGGCCGAGGATGTGTTCGCTGCGGAGTTCAGCAATAACGAGATGGGCCTGCGAAACGCGCACAAGATCGCCGTTATTACCTCCGAACTCCCGTTGGACTTCACTCAGCTTTCGGGTCCGCTGGACGACTTGCAGTTCGTCGAGCAGCGTCATCTCAGCACCGCCGAGATCGCGCGGATCTTCCGCGTCCCGCCGTGGATGGTCGGCGCGAGTTCCGGCGACTCGATGACCTACAGCAACACGGAGAGCCAAGCGCTCGCGTTCGTTACGCACAGCCTGCGGCCGTGGCTCGTGCTGATCGAGCAGGCGATCAGCGAAGACGCCGATCTGTGCCCCGGCGCGCTTTACTGCGAGTTTCTGCTCGACGCGCTGCTCAGAGCTGACAGTAAGACCCGCAGCGAGGTCTACACCGCCGCATTGAACAGTGAAACCGGCTGGATGACCCGTGAGGAAGTCCGCCGCCTGGAGAACCTCGAACCCGAATCGGAGAACCCCGCATGACGACGATTACCCGTCCAACGCCCGGCACGGTCGAGGAACGCACCGCACCCGAGATCAGCGTCGAAGGCAAGCGCCTACGTGGCGTCGTGCCCTACGGCACCGAATCCAGAGACCTTGGCGGCTGGCGCGAGATCATCGAACCGGGCGCGCTCGCTGGCGCGAAGCTCGACGATCTGATTGCGACCGTCGATCACGTCGGTATCCCAATCGGACGCTTCCCCACGACCCTCGATGTCGAAGACCGCGCCGACGGCCTGCATTGGTCCGTGAGCCTGCCCGAAAGCCGGTCCGATCTCCGCGAGGCGATCGAGCGCGGAGACCTGCGCGCTGGATCGTGGCGCATGATCGTCAAGCGCGACGAGTATCGAGGCGACGTTCGTCACATCCATGAGATCGCCGAGCTGCGCGATGTGTCGATCGTCAGCTCACCCGCCTACCCGCAAGCACTCACCGAATACCGCAGCAGCACGCCCGAGCCGCCGGCTACGGGTGACACCGCACAACAGGAGGCAACCATGCCGCCCGAGAACACCGGCGGCACCGCCGCCCCCGAGATCACGCCCGAGCCCACGCCCGTCACGAGCGCAGGCAACCTTCGCGTCGAGGACCGCAGCGGCACGAACCGGCCGGCCCGTGGCCTCGCCGAAGCGTTCCGCGAGGACGGCTTCCCCGGCGAGACCGCCGTCGTCGACTTCGGCGAGTTCCGCGCCGCGACGTTCACCGGCAGCCTCGACACGCTCGCGCCCGGTCCCCGGCGAGTCGGCGTCAACCTGGGCGCTGACAGCCGTTACGCCTGGCCGGTCTTCCCGCAGATCAGCGTCGAGCCAGGCGATACCGCCGTGCAGGTGCTGCGCCAGTCCGCACGGACCATCCCTGCCGCCTCGACGGTCATCCGCGCGATCGACGCCGTGACGCAGAAGCCCGAGGTCTCCAGCGCGCTCGAGATCATCACGATGTCGCTGAAGCAGGCCGCGGCGATCCAGAGCAACGTGCCGAACGTGTACCTCGAGCAGCCCGCGTTCAATAGCACGATTGAGGGTGACCTTCGCCTGACGCTGAACGAGGCGCTCGACAAGCTCGTGCTCGACGCGGTCGCCTCGAGCGGTTTCCAAGCGCCCGGCACGGACCCGCTGCTCGTCAGCATCCGCAAGGCGATCACCACAACCCAGGCCGCCGGCTACAGCCCCGACGTGCTCGTGCTGCGCCCCCAGGACGCCGAGGCGCTCGACACGCTGCGCGCAACCGCGACGGCCGGCGAGCAGTACTACGTGTTCCAGCCGGCGTCCAACGCGCCCCGGTCGATCTTCGGCCTTTCGGTGAGGATCTCGAAGACGGCCGCCGCGCCCGTCGTCACCGACTCAAGCGCGCTCGGCAAGTTGTACGTCTCGCCGATCAGCCTCGCCCGCTTCGAGGTCGACGCGGGCGCGACGAACCGCTCGAACGTGCGCCTCGAGGGCCACGCCGTCTTCGGCGTCGAGCGCCAGGCCGCCGCTGTCCGGATCGCCGCCGCGTGATGGCACCGCCCCGGAAGAACCCGGCCGCGACGTGCAGCGTCGACGGATGCGAGGCTGAGGTCTACGGCGCCAGCTTGTGCCGCGAGCATGACAACGCCGCGCGCCGGGCGAAGCGCGCCGCGAAGCCGAAGCCGCTGCACCCGATCGGCGCGGCAAGCCTCACGAACCGCCGCCGGTAGATGGTCTGCGCCGTCGCCGGCTGCGATTCGCCCGCCCAGCAGAAGGCGATGTGCTGGATGCACTTCGGGCGCTGGCGGCGTAACGGCGATCCTCTCGCCAAGGGCAAGCGCGACCACAGCACGGGCGTCGCCAAGCTTCAGGAGGCCCCGGACCCTGCGCCACTGCACGCCGTGCGGCTCAGCCTGGAGGCGAGCCGCTTGGCCGGCGTGCCGTTCCCGGCGGCGTGGCGCGAGGCCACGGCCGCCGTGCCGGCCGAATGGACCGATGCGCTGCTAGCAACGGAGTGTGGATGGCGCGCCGCCTACCTGCGAACCGGCGAGGTGTTCCCGCTCGACGCGCTGCGCTTCGAGCCCGAAGCGGGAAAGATCAGGCACAGCGCCCCGCCGGTGATCTCGACGGACGCTCGGCATGACCGCCCGAGCGCGCTTGAACGGGTCGTCGTGCCGTGGTGCAACTGACGATGTCTCGCGACGCGGGAGGCGATTACTGCAAGGGCTGCCGGGCCGACCTGGAGCACTCCGACGGCACCGGCTTATGCGCCCGCTGCCTCAGCGCCGAGCGCGCCAGGGCTCGGGGGCACGACCTCCTCGAAGCTCCAGCGGCGCGCCGGCGCCGCATCCGGCCTGCCGGGTAGCTTTCACACCAGCGGACAGTCGTCCTTCCGCTCCGCCGGAAGTCGCGCCCCGGCAACCCGAACGCCGTCGCCTGCTATCCGGGCGGCGGCGTTCGTCGTGTCTCATAATAACTGTATGACGGCCACTCATAATAACTGTATTACGACCGGTAAGGGTGGAATGCTTCCGGTGAACCCGTTGCCGCGCGTGGCCACTGATACCTCGAAGGGGACGACATGCCAGAAACCGACGCCCACTACCTCGACGCATTCCGGCGCGGGCTACTCGACCCCGAGGAATGCGTCGCCCGCTGGGAGCACATGCACAGCGAGGCGATCGCCCACGCGCTCCGGCTCGCCGAGCTGGATAATCAGACCGACGAGGCGTGGGAGGGCGCGAAGGCCATGCTGTCCGAGTCGAACAGCCAGGTGAAGGACGCACGCCGCCGGCTCGCGCTGTATCGCGAGCACCACGTCGCCGATCCCCCTCCGCCTCCGCCTCCCGCGTCGCGGCCGCGGCCGCG